ATAGATGATTTCGGAACGGTACTTGGTGCTGTCCGTGTTCTCAGGGAGCTTCATACCGAGCTGCTTATTGCGGACGTACTTGGTGTGCTTCTCGCGGCAGCGGTTGTAGTCATCGGCGTTCAGCGGATGGATGCGGAATGCGAAGAACAGGCGGCCGCCACGAACGATCTCGATGCGCTGGGTTTCGGTATTGCCAAAGCCAACGGCATCAATGAGGCCCTGAATGAAGTTCTCCTCGTTGACCTTGATGACGCTCTTGGCATCCTCCTCGGTGTACTCGGTATTGTCGATTTCGGTTTCAGCGGCTTCAGCGGTATTGCTCATAAGGGAAACGCTTTTCTTAAAGTCAGCCATTTCAGTAATCTCCTTTGCATAAAACAAAAATGAGAGGAGGCTCGTTGCCTCCCCTCATGCGGGTCAAATGGTGTGTTTCAGGTTAGCGGCCAGTGCCAAGCAGACTTGCCAGCTTGGGCGGGTTGTTGACAGTGCAGTTGAACTGACGCTTGATGGCATCGCCGACAGACAGGTTGTGGATGTCGATGTCGCCGTCGGGCAGAACATCGCGGTACATCACGCGCTCCTCAGAGTCGTTGCGGCCCTGAATAGCACCCTGAAAATTCCAGCGAGGAGAGTCGCCTCTCTCCATGGCTTCCATAACATCGGTGAAGAACTCATCGCTCTCGATGACCAGCTCGGTGAAGCTCAGGGATACCTTGTAGCTGCCGGGAGTAACGTGCTCCTGCATATCGCCAAGAACCTTGTAGCTGGCATTGGAGAAGTTTACGGTGGACTTGTAGGTTTCAACGGAGGCCACCATCACGCCGTTGTTGTTGTAGAACGCGCCGTCTTTGCCGCTTCTGGTGAAGCGGGAGTCGGCTGCGGACGAAGTATTGAGCATTTATGCTTCCTCCTTTACTGGCTGTCCGTGGTGTTGAAGCGGAACAGGAAATCGGTGTAGATGTGTTCAGCGGAATCCTTGTCGATGACATCGAGCAGGAACCATGCGCTGTCGCCTTCCGGGGAATATGCGGGGTTCAGGATGACAGTGCCGGAGGTCAGCTTGCTCTCAGCGATCATCTCATTGATGATGGACTGGAGCGCACCGATGATGGCCGCGCGACCGGGATTATCGTTATCTACCTTGGCGGCCATATCGTCGTTGGTGGTGTTGCAGCGGCGAATCAGCTCGTAGCGGGTCTTGGTGCGGCGAATCTTCTTCCAGCCCTCATCGCGGTCTGCGGGCGGGGTGATGAGGGTGTTGATGGCCTTGTCAATCCAGACCTGACCGCTCTTGTTCATGGTGAGGACGATGCAGCCGCTCTGCTCAGCCTTGATGATTTTGGTGTTGGACAGAGGCTCGCCAAGCCCAGAGAAGCCGTTGATGACGGTGTGGGTCAGCGAGGAGCTGGATGCAGTGGAGCCAATCAGACCAGCCAGACGTGCGGCGGTCTGGTAGCCGTCCAGCATGGTGCTGCCATACGGAACAGAGCCGTTCAGGACGTACATCATGCGCTCGTCGTTGAAGGCTGCCGCATGGCTCATGCGGGTGTCGAAGTCAGTGTCCTTCTTCTCGCCGACCACAGCGGTCATCAGAGAGCCGACATCCATCATGCGGGACATGAAGGACTGGACCAGCAGATGCACCGCGTTGTCCTCGGTGTCAACGCACAGCGTATTGATCTCGTAAGGCTCGGTCTGCTCCATGGCATCGGAGTACGCGCCGTTGTTGACGGTCGGGTTCGTGCCGGCGGTGAACATGGTCTGAGAGGTATCGGCCAGTTCCTTGGCGGTCTGGCCACTCTTGGCGGTAGCGATGAAGTTGCTGGAATTGGCAAATGCCTCAGCCAGCGCACCGGCCTCGCCAGAGCCAGCAGCAAACTCGACCTTTTCGATCTGCTTGGTGCCAGAGTAGATGATGCACTCCTTGATGCTCTCATCAGCCAGCGTCTTACGGACGGTGCAGGTCAGGGGCTTTGCGCCGGGATACTTGGCAGTCAGGGTGACAGCAGCAGCCGGGCTTTCGCCAGAGCTTTTCAGGTCGAGGGTGGCTGCCGTACCGCCAGTGCCGACACGCACGGCGATGATGGTCTTTGCGCCGCCAGCGATGGCCTGTGCAATGGCATCGGTGGTCAGCGCATCGCCGAACACGTCAGTGTAGTCCTCATCGGAGGACATCTCAACAGCGGTGCAGAGCGGGCCGAAGTCTGCGCGGAACAGAACAGCAGTCACGCCGTTCACAGCACCAGCGGTTGCGCCAGTGCCCTTCTTACCGATGTGATAGTGCGCACCGGGGCGGATTTTCTTCTCGCCGGGAATATAGGAATCAGCCATATTAGTTGACCTCCTTGTTCAGAAAAGCTGCCACGACTTCCTTGGCCTTGGAAACGGTGCAGCTCTTGATGTTTGCGGACTTCATGGCAGCCTCGACGCACTCCTTCCGTGCGCCAAACAGTGCCGTGGCATTCGCAGCGAACTCGCTCACGCTGTACTCGGCCTCAACAGGGGTCGGAGCAGCGTCAGCAGAAGCGTTTTTGCTTGCCATAGGTCTTACCTCCTAGTAGGTGATGTTGGGGTGTCTAAGCGGATAGCCGACGGCCTTGTAGCGGAGCAGACCGTACCGTGCGGTAATGAAAATCTGTCCATTCTTCAGGTAGTCGGATTTCAAATCTGCGGTCATGTGGTCGATGTACATGGGCGACCCATCCAGCATCTCGACCTCTCCATCGAGAGAGAGGCTGTTTCCAACAGCGGCGGCCATCTTCAGGCGCGTTGGGCTGTCAGGGCAAAGAAGCGACACGGCAATCTTGCCGTTCATCCAGACGACGGTGTTGGTTTCCTCCAGCTTGTCGATGGATGTCAAGCGGCAATAAAAGACCGGGGCTTCTTTCGATGCCTCGGTCTCGTCGTCCATGTGGTCGATGCCTACAACAATGCTGTCCGGGTACATTCCCTTGATGTACCGTGCCATTGCCACAATCGGGTCAGGGTCGGTGGTTTCCTGACAGGGGTATTCGATGATGTCAAACCTGATTTCGGAGCCGATGAGCAGTTCGTTCTTCTCCTCAGTCATGGAGAAACCGTCCGTTCTGGCCCATGCGAACGCATACAGCGTGTTGCTGTCGTCCTTGAGCAGAACGTCCTTCAAGCATTCCCTGACTGCCGGCTCGATGAGTTCGGGGACAGCATCGGAGTCGTTGCGGCAAATCAGGGAGACCAGAAGCGTTCCTGCGCTCTTGCGCTCGCCATCGGTCTGCATATCAAAGTTGAACACGATTCTGGGGTACTGCGTGGTCGTTCCCCATCCGACGGCTCTATCGCCGGGAGCTTCAGGAGTGAATACAGCGGGTTTGCCGCCGAACGTGGTCAAGTGCTTTGTGAGGTCATTGGCCTCAGACAGCCGCTTGTAAATCAGGTTCTCAAGATTCATCCTGTGCCTCCTGCATCAGCTCGTTCACGGTGGTGAGGTCTTTCGACCAGCGAACGTCCCACTCCCCTTTTTCGACCTCGCCAATGGGGATGATGAAGTGGTTGATGACGTTGCCAATGCCGGGATGGAACAGGGCCACGAGGGTGGTATCTGTGACTGCGGTGACAATTCCAGTCTTGCCCTCATCCCACGAAGCGTGTTTGCCGTAGATGGCATACCCGGCCTTGATGACGTTTGCATCAAACCGGGCGCGGTTCTCTTTGATGATAAGTTCCATTGTCTTTCTCCCTAGTCATATTTCTCGTGGTAAATCCGTTCGATCTCAGGCATGGCCTTCTCAGAAATCGGTTGCTTGAACGGACGCGGAGCCATACGACGTGTTCCGTTTTCGAGGCAGGTAGAGTATCGCTCCTGACTTTCAAGAACGGCAGTGACCCGCAGACCTGAGCCGGTGCTGGAGCTTTCTACGGTTCCATTCCAGTTCAAGCGCAGGTTGCCGGTTCTTCTTGCAGGGGGTTCTCCGGGTGCGGATGCGGTGTAGTGGGACTTGGTGTGCGGTTTGCGGTAGACGCGGCCAGAACGCTTTCCGCTCAGAACTTCAAGCTCTGCGTTGCGGATGGCGTTGACGGCCCTCATACCCCTTGAGGCAGCCTCCCGATTGACCTTTTTGACGGTATCGTCAACGGCAATCTTGAGCCGCCCAGAGGCTTTCTTGGGCGTGGTCACTTCACATCAGTCCTTTCCTCAGCGTAATACAGAGTCGAAACTCCGAGCGAGCCGGTATCGTCAATATCGACGATGTAGAACACCCTGTTGCCGAGGATGAGCCTGTCGGTACGTTCGGCGCGGGGCTTGCCGCGCTGTACGATGACATGGGTGATGATGTGGTCAGCAGTGCCGTGGGCCTTGTCCACCTCATTGGCAGATGCAAGGCATCCGCGCAGGAAGTCTGTGCCATCTCCTTCATACGAAACAGAAGGGCGGCCGCTTTTCAGGTCGCTCTTGCCGTGCTCGATGATGAAGTCCTTGAACAGATTTCCGGGGCGCAGGTACATGAGCTGTCCATTAACCATGCCTATGCCTCCAGTCGTCAGCGGCCCGCTCGTTTTCCATCATGCCAGCATAGAAGTACGGAGGCTTCTTGCAGCATTCTGGTGGCTGCTCAATGGATACGGAACTGAAGGAGACCTCTTTCTTCAGGTCTTCATACATCTCCTTCCAGAGCTTTGCGCGGGCTTGCAGGGAGAGCGTAAGCGGACCGGTCTTGGTGTCAACCTCATAAGAGAACCTGCGGAACAGGCTCTCAAGGAGCATCAGCTTTGCCCTTTTCCACGACTTGGGGTAGGCAGAGAGGGCAGCTTCGATTTCCTCGTCGGTCAGCGCAGTAGTGTCGGGTCCACCCTCGACCATCGTGTCGCCAAGCTCAAACCGCATCCTGTCCTTTCCGTATTCGGCGACAGCCGCAGGGTCGTAGTTGTATGCCATACAATGCGCTCCTTGTTGGATAGATGGTGGGTTTAGCCTTTACCGCTCGTGGAATGCCGCTGGGAAGCCGTAGAAGCCTTGTTTCCGGCCTTGGTGATATGGGAGGATGCCCGGCCTTTGGCCTCGGTTTTGGCCTCTTTGGGCTCGTCGTTGTGGTCAGCAGGTTCCTCTGTCGCCTCGGCTGCGGGAGCATCGGCGATGTAGCCGCAGGTGATGAGTGCACGGACGCGGGTGCTGAGAACAGATTCAGCCGGGATGATGTCACCCGGCTGATACGGCTTTCCGAACAGTTTGACGGCCTTCTTGCAGAGATAGCTCATAAGCCACCTCCATTACACGCACTTGGACATATAGCAAGCCAGATCGTCGCAGGTCTTACGCATATCGGTGGACATCAGGCCCTCAACGAACTCGCTGTGAGTGCCGCCTTCGCCCTCGAACTGATCGGTAGCCATATAGCTGCCGTTGCCAAGCATATCCCAAGTGAAGATATAGCCGGCAGAAGGCTCGTCGATCTGCGGGCTGTTGGTGACGTAGCACATCAGTGCGCCGTCGCTCTCGCAGATGAAGTCCATGTCATCGGGCTGACCTTCCTCGGCCTTGTTGTAGGTGGCCATCAGAACGGTGACCTCATCAAAGCCGAGGAGTTCTGCAATGACCTTCTCGTTGACGATGGCAGGGTTCGGGGTGGAACCGCCGTACTTCACGCGCTCCAGAATGTCAGGGTGCTTCTTCAGGGCGAGGAAGGTGTCATAGCCGAGGCACAGCTTGTTCGGGGTGCGGCGGCCTTCCAGACGAATCTCGCGCTTGCGAGCGTCGAAGAATGCGATGGGGTCGAAGTTGGCATCGGTGAACTTCAGCATCTGGTTGCTGCCGGGGGTGCTGTCAACGCCGGTAAACTCGTTCTGCCACACGCCGGTCTTGAAGAACTTTTCTGCAAAGGTCAGGTCCAGATGCAGGAGCATCTGGTCGTTGATGAAGCGGACGCTGGAGCGGCGCGGGTCGATAGATGCAGGAACGCCAGAGCGGGTGTAGTCCAGAGCATTGATGCTGTCGATGCCGGTGATGACCTGATCGACCTCGCACTTGTAGGTGCTGTCGGTATGGCCGCGCTTTGCGGGCTGGACCTTACCGAAGGCGGGCTTGCGCTGAACATTGTCGCGGGCCAGATCACCCTTCAGGAACTCATAGTAGAAGCCAGTGGAGTTCTGCACCGGGCAGATGGGGAAAATCTTGGTCGCAACGTAGTCAGCGTTGTTGTTGAAGAACGCCATGCTCATGTTGGACAGGTAGCGGTTGGGCTTCCAGCCTTTAGCAATAGCTGCCATGATTGCGGCGTTGCTGTTCATGTTTCTCATGTTGTCTTACCTTCCTTTCTTGGTCAGGATGCCTTGGGCTTGTAGCCGGACTTGGTGAGCTGGACAGAGACGACAGTGCCAGCCTTGGCCGCTGCGCTCAGTGCAATGCCGACGATGAATGCACCATCGGTGGCCTTGACAGCCTTGCCAGCAGCATCCGTGGCCAGCTCGTCGCCGACTGCGATGGCCTCGCCAGCGACCCACTTGCCAATATCCTTCACCTGAACGGTCAGAGAGCCGCCAGCTTCAACGTTCTCATCGTTGGTGAACAGGGACAGGCCGATGACGTTCGCGCCAGCAGAGGGCTTTGCAAGCTTGCCAGCGGTGATTGCCAGTGCGATGCCCTGAACATCTTCGAGCTTTGCTCCGGCTTCCATGATGATGGTGGGGCTTTCGTTGATAGAGGTTCCAAAGTAGGTTGCCATAGCGTTTAACCCTCCTTTTCGCACTCAGCACGCAGGGCGGGGTCGTTCAGCAGGACCTCGTCGATGGCCTGAGCCTTGGTGACATTCTTGGACTTCATGATCTCTGCGGCCTTCGCCTCAGCGCGGGCCCATGCGTCCGGGGCTTCGCCGCCGCGCTTGCCGATTTCCTTGAACGTGCCGGAGCTTTCGGCGAACTTGACGGCCTCGTCCAGCGCAGCCACATAGGTGTCGTAGGCAGTGCCGCCAGCGGCCTTCATGGACTTCAGCACCGGGAACAACTCGTCTTCCTTCTTCCCGATGAGGGTATACCGCTTGGCCACATCATGCAGCTCGCGGTCCTCGTAGCTCTCACGGAACTTGCGCAGGGAGTCCAGCTCGGCCTGAACGCGGGGGTCGATAGGCGCGGGGTCGGTGTTGGGCTTCAGACCCTTGGTCACATCAGCAGTGGGAGCGGGAGTGCCACCATCTGCGGGTGCGGCGGGTGCAGG